TTCAGCTGTTTTGCCAACTAAGTTACTAACATCTTTATCAATTTTTCCAATTAAAGCGTCAGGATTAAAATTTCTAGACATATTAAATTCCTAACATTGTTCTGAGCTTATCTCCTTGCGGCAGATATATTTGTGTCCCCGGTAACATATCGTAAATTGGATCTTTTATAACATCCATATTACGTTGAGCAAATACCCACCATAATTTAGGGTCATCATACAAATCGTACGCTAAAAGATCTGGACGATGTGTGTATTGTGGTTCAATTTTATATAGGACATCATTAGTTTCCTGTGGAACTGGACGTATCTTAAAATGTCCTAAATGAAAATTTTCTTGTCTTGTTTTTGAATAAGGACTTGTTTCACCATAACTTGCCATTAGATAAATCCTCTACCGCTTAATATCATATCACCTCTAACAAAACTATCTAAACTAAACTGTTCTACTTCTGATCTACTGTAGGTTGGTTGTACTGTAACTGTAATTTGCGATTCAACTGGAGTGAAACTTACACCTTGAGCACTTTCTACTCCATTTTGTACACTAGTGTTATTACCTATCTGTGTTGCTATGTAATCTATTTCACCTGGAAGGTCTAGTGTAAAGTTTGTTATTACTACTGGAACATCGTTGAATACATAATCTCCGTATCCGTTAAGTCTAACAACTGGTGGCGGATTACCGTTATTCGCAGATTGCCCATAATACATTTTAGTAACTGAACGTAAGTAATGTAATACAGCTACCCAATACTGTGCTTCTAATGCATTTTGAATTACAAAAGGACCAGTAATAACCATTTGATCAATTTGGCTGTTCTCATAAGCATAGAAAGGATAATTAGTATGTACAGGTTGAATTGCTTGATAGTTTGCTGTATGCGACATAACTATCGAAGGCGTAAACGGAAACGTTAAACCACCTGTTGCAACTAATGGCGATAATATAGGATTACTATTGACAAAGTTTGGATCCATCGGAAGTGATAACCTCACTCTCCAATCTTTTCCTTGTGTGCTTGAAAAGCTCGCCGTTTCAGCGACTATACTAGTCGGACTACCATCTTTAGGAAGATTTGTACTCCTGTTTAATTTTGCAAAACCTGCGGGGTTTGCAGACAGTTGTGCAAAATCTTGGACAGTTTCTTTGACAATGTTGGTTGCATTTTGTGCCATTCCTTTGGCCTTATCTGCAAACGAATCATACGTAACATTATCGAATATATTAAATCTGGACATAAAGTGTTCTCCTACTACATTATTTAGTTGACAAAGTTAAGTACATAGTTTATAATATATATAATTTTAGGAGAATCATGTGAAAAGAGTGAATTATTTAAACAATAAAGACATATTGAAAGAGATACACAAATCAAAATCAACATTTTGTAGTTTTGTAGATCCTGCATATGCACAATACGATATAATACTACCTAGTGTAGATAAAATTAATATCCGTACAGTTGCAGAAGCAAAGAGAAATAAAGCAAAAAGACTAACACTAGCCGATTACGAAGCAAAAAAAGCACAAGGAATCAAGGTAAAACAATCCGAATGTGAAGTAGAATACACTAAAATGAGAAGTTAAATTTTCCTCCATTTGTGCATTACAAGTTTGATGACAAAGGAGAATTAGTTGTTGTTGGTAAATCACACTGGGAAGGTGGCATGGACAACGGATACTTTAATAAAACAGGAGGCAAGGCAACTAATAAACTTGCTATGATGTGGATGAAACTGTGTGATAGATATGCAACTAGAGGAAATGTACGTGGGTACACATACAATGACGAAATGCGTGGACAAGCAATTCTGCAATTAGCACAGATTGGCTTACAGTTTGACGAATCAAAATCAAATAACCCTTTTGCTTATTACACTGCGGCAGTAACAAATTCATTTGTAAGAGTTATTAATATAGAAAAACGTGCTCAGAATATTCGAGACGATATATTAGAAATGAACAATATGAATCCAAGTTACACTCGTCAAATGAAGGGTGAGTGGGAAGCACAACAGAAACGCGAAACGGATTTATCCAAAAAGTAATTTTTTTGCTTGACAAAGCACTATAATGAACGTATAATATTATAGATTATGGAAAGAGGTACAAATTTTGTTCAAAAAAGCGGCAGTATTCACTGACATTCACCTTGGATTAAAAGGAAATAGTAAAGTACACAATGACGACTGTGAAGCATTTGTAGATTGGTTTATTGAGCAAGCTCAAGCCAATGGATGCGAAACAGGTATTTTTTGTGGCGACTGGCATCATAATAGAAGCAGTCTTAACCTAACAACTATGGACGCAACAATACGTTGTCTTGAAAAGTTAGGCGGAGCATTTAAAAACTTTTATATGTTTGTTGGTAATCATGACTTGTATTATAAAGACAAACGTGACGTAAGTTCAACAGAATTTGCTAGACATATACCAGGCATCACTGTTGTAGATAAATTTACTGAGATTGAAGACGTTGCATTGGTTCCTTGGCTTGTAGGTGATGAATGGAAAAAGATTGAAAAATGCACTGCCAAGTATATGTTTGGTCATTTTGAACTTCCTAGCTTCTATATGAACGCTATGGTACAGATGCCTGATCACGGTGACTTAAAAGCACAACATTTTAAGCATCAAGACTATGTGTTTAGTGGACACTTCCATAAACGTCAAGTACAAGGTAAGATTCATTACATCGGTAATGCATTTCCGCACAACTATGCAGATGCATGGGACGATGAGCGTGGCATGATGATACTCGATCGAGAAAATAGCAAAGATCCAGAATACCTTAATTGGGGACAATGCCCGAAATATAGAACTGTTAAGTTATCTCAATTAATCGACGAACAAGAATCTTTAATAAAACCCAACATGTATCTACGTGTTACTTTAGATCTTCCTATATCTTATGAAGAAGCAAGTTTTATTAAAGAAACTTACATAAACAATTTTGGGTGTAGAGAGATTACACTTATACCACAGAAACAAGATGAGGAAATATCAACTTCGTTGGATATATCAAAGTTTGAAAGTGTTGATGAAATAGTTTCTAAAGAAATTAGTGAAATTGATAGTGATAGTTTTGATAAGAAGACATTGTTAGATATCTATAGCGACTTATAAATGATAAAAATTAAAGACCTAACCGTAAAGAATTTCATGAGTGTGGGTAATCAAACCCAAGCTGTTGACTTTGATAAGCAACAACTTACACTTGTGTTGGGAGAAAACTTAGATCAAGGCGGAGACGATAGTGGTTCACGTAATGGTACAGGTAAGACTACAATTATTAATGCACTAAGTTATGCATTGTATGGATTAGCATTAACAAACATACGCAGAAATAACTTAATTAATAAAACTAATTCAAAAGGTATGTTAGTTACACTACATTTTGAAAAAGATAACGTAGACTATCGCATCGAAAGAGGTCGTAGTCCTAATATTCTTAAGTTTTATGTAAACAATGAAGAACAAGAAATGACAGACGAATCGCAAGGCGATAGTCGCAAAACACAAGAAGATATTAACACACTTCTTGGTATGAGCCATGATATGTTTAAACATATTGTTGCACTAAACACTTATACTGAGCCATTCCTTAGTATGAAACAAAATGATCAACGTGCTATTATAGAACAGTTGTTAGGTATTACTATTCTTAGTGAAAAAGCTGATATCCTAAAAGAACAAGTTAAACAAACTAAAGATGCTATTACACAAGAAACCTTAAAGATTGAAGCAATACAAACTGCTAATAGTAAAATTGAAGGCACTATTACTAGTTTACAAGGAACGCAACGTGCTTGGATTGCTAAGAAGCAACAAGACATGAATAATTTAGCATCTGCAATCGACGAATTAGAACACTTAGATGTTAATGTTGAGTTAGAATCACATGAAAAACTAGTAAATTGGAACGAGCATAACAATGCTATTTTGGCTCTTAAAAAAGAATTAAGCACATTGGAGCCAGCATTACAACGTGCGGAGAAGAGTGTTGAAAAAGCAACTAAAGACATATCAAATCTTGAAGAGGCTACTTGTTATACTTGTGGACAAGAACTACATGCAGATAAAAAAGCAGAATTAGAAGCACGTAAAGAAAAAGAATTAGATGAGGCAATCGACTATCGATCGGAGATTACTAAAAAAGTAGATGACGTTATTAAAGGTCTTGATGACATTGGTGATATCAATGGCAAACCTACTACTTACTATGAAACAGCAAAAGAAGCATACGAGCATAGACAAAATGTTGACAGTTTAAAAACTGCACTTGAAAATAAAACATCTGAAACAGATCCTTATCAAACACAGATTGACGAATTAAACAATACTGCTATACAAACTGTTGACTGGGTTGAAGTTAATCAACTTACAAATTATAAAGACCATCAAGAATTCTTGTTGAAACTGTTAACTAACAAAGATAGTTTTATTCGTAAGAAAATTATTGAACAAAACTTAGCATACTTAAACAATAGACTTACATATTACTTGGATAAGTTAGGATTACCACATCAGGTTGAATTCTTAAACGACTTAACAGTACAAATTACACAACTTGGACAAGACTTAGATTTTGATAACTTGAGTAGAGGTGAACGTAATAGACTTATACTTGGTATGAGTTTTGCATTTAGAGATGTTTGGGAAAGTCTATATCAGAATATCAACTTATTGTTTATTGATGAGTTAATTGATAGTGGCATGGATATTTCAGGTGTTGAAAATTCACTTGCTGTAATTAAGAAAATGGGTCGTGAGCGTCAAAAAAATGTATTTTTAATCTCACACAAAGACGAGCTTATAGGACGTGTGAATCATTTGCTTAAAGTAGTTAAAGAAAATGGGTTTACATCATATGAAAATGATATTGATATTGTAGAATGAACGATATAGAAGACGATATACACGATCAATTAACAAAAGCGTATCTTGATTATTTCAAAGCAAACGAAAAGTTTGAAAGAAATAACTCTATTAGAACACATCGAGAAGTAAGAAAATGGCTACGGGTAATACGTAGCCTAGCAAAACAACGTTCTGACGAGATACATCTAAAGCATACAACTACAAGGCAAACCAGATCAGGCGACGATAAAAAATAGGTCCAATATATAATGCTATGCAGTGGACTTATGACGGAAAAATAATAGACGAAATACCAGAAGAATATGAAGGATTTGTTTATCTTATTACCAATACCACTACAGGCCAAAAATACATAGGCAAAAAACTAGCAAAATTTAAAACTACTAAGCCACCACTCAAAGGCAAGAAAAACAAAAGACGAGGCTACAAAGAAAGCGACTGGCGTACTTACTGGGGATCCAGTGATAGACTAAACGCAGATGTAGCCGCACTAGGCGAAGACAAGTTTACAAGAGAAATACTATACCTATGTAAAGGTAGGGGCGAAATGTCCTATATAGAGGCAAGAGAACAGTTTGATAGGCGTGTGCTTGAAACAGATGAATACTATAATGGTATTATTAATGTTAGAGTAGGCGGATCAGACAAACTCAAACAGGCATTGCTAGAACAAAACATCAAGGCAAAACAATCTAACACTTAAGGTTGGCGGGCCAGTTTATAATACCGCTGAGTAAAGGGTGACGTGAAAATCACACTCGTACACGTTGAGCCGCGTCCGGTAGTAGGGCGGCAGGATTGGCGTAGATTGACTGTTAGCAATCGAAAAACACAACACAGTTCATAAAAACTCTTTAGCAATAGGAACGAAGCGAGAGGTATTACGGTGTAGCGTATATTTTAAGAATATACGGCGTAGCGTAAGATGTCGACGTAGGTTGGGAAAGGTCAGAGCCCATTGAACTAAGTGTATAAACAAATAACCTACTTCCAATGTCTCGGCTGTGGCGAACTCACATGAAGACCAAGATTAGATGGAACCAGCGATTAGGTTCCGTCTGACTGAAACAATCTACATGAAGTAACTACAATATTACTTCGTAATATTGCTTTAATTATTGTTTATCACTTCTATCACACATAATCAAATACGAAGTAAATAGTTTGAGCGTTAGCGAAAACAAATATCTACGAAGTAGATATTGAATATATATGCATAAATAATGTATAAGACAAATATAGGTAGGAACACTAATGAGATTAATTGATATTACTTCAACAGATTCTGACTTAAACGAAGCACCTGCTGGTTTTTTTAAACAAGGACTTAAGAAGATAGGTGCAAAAGCGGCCGCTAAAGTTGGAATGAAGGGTACAGCCGCAAGTTTAGCCCAGCAAGTAGACACTGGAGCGTCAGCAAACCAACTTAAAGTAGATCTTCAAGGATACTTAGGTGGTATTGGCGGTAGTTTAAAGAAATTAGATGCTACTGAACTAAAAGCATTTTTAGCAAGTAAAAAAATGCCTACTAATTCAGTACCTGCAAGCGGAATTGTTCCTCCAAAAGAATTAGATAACATCCTTTTAAAAACATTACAACAAAGTAAAAAAGTTACAGGCGCACCGGCTGTTGGAGCAAAACAAGATCCATCAGCAATCGGAAGCGGAACAGCACCAGCAGGTGGTGGACAAGCACAAGGTGGATCACAGGCACCACAAGCACAAGGTGGACAAGCACAAGGTGGACAAGCACCGGCACAGGGTGGCGGACAAGCGCCAGCGCCAAACGATGCTAATAATGACGGTAAAGACGATACAACAGGAAAAGTTATTCCAATGAAAAAACCTGGAGCGGCACCTGCCGCAGGCGGACAGGCTTCTGCTGGAATTCCTGATGCATTACAAACACAATTAGATGCGTTGACGCCAACTGAGAAAAAAGCACTAGCAGGAATAATATAATGAAACTAACAGAAGTAACAGGTTATAATTCAAAAACAGCACAAATCCTTAAAGAAGGATTTCAAGATCTTACTGAAACACAGATTGTTTATCTAAACAGGTGGGAAAAAGAACTTTGGCCATTAGTTGAACAATATGTTAATGAAGCGGCACAACAATTAACTCCAGATCAAATACAAGATATTTTTAAAGGAGCCGAAAGTGTTGCTGATGCTAGTGGCGAAAACAAAAATACACTAGGAAAAGCCGCCGGTGCTGTAGGAGCGGCCGCTAAGTTACCTATAGATATTGCTAAAAAAGTAGATGCCAAAATTAATGAACTTGGTAAAATGGCACAAAATGCTGGTCCAGTTAAAAACATGGATCAAAAATTTGAGCAACTTAAAAAAGACATTACTGCAAATAATTCAGATTCAAAAATTGTACAAGGAATACAAAAAGTAAGCGATTGGGCAAAAGAAAATCCAGGCAAAGCAAGTATTGCTGTAGGTGTTCTTACAACTATAGCGGCTTTTGCAGGCGGACCAATGGGTGGCGCGGCCGCTGGTTTGGTATTACGTGCTTCTAAAGATTTATTACAAGGTGAAAAATTATCAACAGCAGTTGGTAAGTCAGTTAAAACAGCGGCATATGGTGCTCTTGCTGGTATGGCAATTCAAGGTTTAACTGATAATATGATTGACAATATTGCAACAGGTAGCGAAGCAGAAGCAGACGCAATGCTAGATGGTTTTGAAAAAGCTAATTTTCAAGCGTCTGTAGATGGCGCGGCGGCAGAAGCGGGTCTTGATGCAGGTGTGCTTGATGGTGCTATGAACTATAGCAGTGAAGGTAACATAAACGGTTTCTATTACAACTATGATTTTACTATGACTGCAGATCAAGTTGAAAAATTTAAAGCACTTAAAGATGCCGTAACAAATTCAAAAACATTCAGCCCAGAGTTTTACAAAGCGGCTGGCGAATTACACGGATTTCTTTCAACAGCACAACAAGCAAACACAGACTTATCAGCACTTGCACGAACAATAGCAAACATTCCAAAAGATGTGTTGACAGGTGATCAGATGGATGCGGCAATCGCTGTGCTTGACAATGCAGATGAAGCAATTGAAAAAATTATGGCTGTAGGAGGAGGCGCGGCTTCGGCGGCACAAGGTGCTCTTGCAACTGTAGATGATAATAATAAAAAAATGCACAAGGTCAAACCAATTGATCCTGAAGAAAAGAAACAATTAGAATTAAGTTTAAAAGGCGGAGAAGATTCTCCAGCAGACGATAAAGTTGCAGTGCGTGGAACTGAATCTGTAGATTTTTCTAACGACATGGATGTGTTGTTTGATGAATGGTTGCGTGAAGCAGACCCTGCACAAGGTGAACTTCCATTAAACAATCCAAATACAACAGGTGCAAAAGTTAAAAGAGGTTTTGGAAATTTAGTCAAAGGTGCAAAAGGCGCTGTTGGTAAAGCGGCTAGTAAAGTAAAAGCTGGTGCAAAAGAATTAACATCTAACGTAACAGCGGCAAAACTAAATTCACAATGGAAAAAAATGGGAGAACCAACTGATGCAGGATCTATATACAATTTACTTACAACATTTGGTATGGACGATGCAATGGTGCAACAAATTGCAACAGGTGCAAAAGTTGAATTAAAACCGTCAGGTGATGCAAAGACTGTTACAACAGCACCAGGCAAAGATGCAGGAGCAAGTAAAACAGGTGATGCGGCTGATACAACTACAAGTACAGTGAAAAAAGGTGACGTACAAGAAATAGGTGGTGTGCAATACAAATGGGAAGGCGCACTATGGGTTAATGTTTCAACAAATAAACCTGTAGGAATTATACCAGCGATTGAATTAGGATTACCTAATCCTAAAATTGATCCTATTGTGGCGGC